CGAAAACCTACCACAAAGTTGGAAGGGATATAAAGTTATTAATGGTGATGAATCAGACCTACGATTCCTTGATGAAAAAGGAACTATAGTAGGACTGAGAGCCAAGGGCAATAAGAAAGATATAGCCGAAGGAATTAAAGAAGGATTTATAGTACAAGCCTAGGAGGGCATATGAACGAAGATTACGAGATAACTGAGTGTGATTCTTGCTATAAGTTAATATATAGACTGATAGACGAGATAAGAATAAAGATGTCTTTAGATGGAGATACAACTCAATTATGTGGGGATTGCGAAATCCACAAAGAGAAAAATAGACTTCACTAACCTGCCTTAAACCCTACCGAACATCCAACCCCCTACTAGAGAGTAAGAATGGTAACTGCGTAAGCATTGTAGGTTCGAGTCCTACCTCTAGTACTCTAGTTCAATAAGTCCTAATGGGTAACGGGAGTATGACCCAAAAACATAACGAAATTAGGCACAACGAACTAATAACCCTGTAAGTCCTATGTCCGAACTCATGAGTAATGCTATTAACAGCATCGGAATAGCCATAGGCAAGGGTTATAAATTTATAATAAAGGAGAAACTATGCAGTTTAGCGATAGAGATACACGGCAGACAGAAATTATGGGAGCTAATAAAGATACATTAAGAAAATTAGCTTGGTACTACGAGGCAGAGTCAAGACAACTTTCAAATGAACTATCGAGAGAACGAAGGGATGAGGAGCATTATAGAGAAGAGGGTAGGCAAGAGATATTAGCACTACCTTTGTATAAATTGTTATGGAAGTGGATTAAAAAATACATATAGGAGAAACTATGAGTAGCCTAACACTAAGTATACTACAAATATTAATCTATCTAATATGGGCAATGATGGTAGGTTATGCAATCTTTGGAATGGAGGACAAATGAAAGAAATAATAGCAGAGCTGGAGAAGATCTTAGAATTAATGGGTTCCGATGTGTTTTATGTGGACGATGAGGATTATGACCACGATGCAATGATGAATGCACTAATAACAGCCATATCAGTATTAAGGATACGGGGAGTGGTAGAATGAAAATAACAGAAGAAATGGTAGAATATTGGTACGGAAGCGAAATCATACTACCTAAAGATGTAATAAGGGATATAGTAGATATAGCTAACGGGAACTATAAGGTAAAAATGCTAAAAGATGACATAACAAAGTCTTGGAAAGGGGCAATAGGGAATCGATATGATTAATTGCGATTGTTGTCACAAAAATGTCGATGAACGACAACTAATACTCAGAGATGTGTACCACAAGAGGATACATATGTGGGTGTGTAGCCATTGCGATGGGTACTTTACCGATAAAGAATTGCTACAAATAATAAATGACAAGCCAATAGAATGCTATTAAATGCATTTGCTATTGCATATGATATGTCAAAAGTATTAAGTTTCATTAAATAAGGAGAACAAATGGCTAAGATAAACCTAAGAACGGCAACACTAGATGAAATATGGGAAGAGTGCGAGTCAGTAGTAGGCACAACATATGGACACAACATGATAGGCATCATGTGTAGTGTCGTAGAAGACAGATTCGGTGAAGATAAAGCCGATGAATTATTTGAAACATTTCAAGCATAAGGGAGACACTTAAAAATGGACGAGAAACTAACTAAAAGATGGACTAAAGAAGCAAAAAGAGTCCTATTAAATAGAAAAATAGTTGATGTGAGATATCTAACCGAGGAAGAAGTAGAAGCATGGGGTTGGTACAAGAGAGCAGTAACCTTCATACTTGATGATGGGAGTTGGATTGTAGCACAACAAGATGACGAGGGCAATGACGGTGGAGTGCTTTGGTTTGCGAAAAGTACTGGGACAGAACAAGAAGAGCAAGGGG